TGGCGACGGCGCCGCGCGAGACCAACACGTTATAGACGCCGCCGACGTGCTGCCATTCGGCGTTGTTCACATCACGTTCGGAATACCGGACGCGCCTGGCGCGTTGCATCAGCATCAGCTCGTAGCCGGTATCGGTCAGCGTCAGCGGTTGACGCTGCAGTAAATCGTGAATCCGCGCGCCGGCGTCGAGTGCCGGATCGGCCGCCGTCGATCGGTGCACGGCCTTCACTAGATAACCAACCAGGTCCGTCCCGCCGTCGTCCGGGCCGAATAGGTCCGATACGACGTGATCCTGATGTGACACGACGACAAACGCCGTCAGGCCGAAATCCGCCGTATCCCAATGGACGCCGCCCGGCATGAGCGCGGCGAGGATCGGATCGCCCGTCAGAATCGCGAGTAACGCCGCATCGATCGCCCGAATATCCGGCAGCGTCGGCGGCATCAGTCGATCGCGCCGGTCACGGTGTAGTTTTCGCGTGCGACGATCGCCGACACTTTCGATTCCATGTCGCGCGCGTGGCGGTTCGTGATTGGGTAAAACGTCGGATGCGCGCGCGCGTACCGCGTCCCGTCTTCGTACAAGTGGGCATGCGGCGCGCCGCTGACGACGACGGCCGCCGCGACGGCGGGATTTTCGGACGCGTCCCGGTCGACCCGCACCTGGCCACGCAGGTTCCCCGTCTCGCCCCGCGGATAGGCCGCGCGGAGCTCATCGGCCGCGGCGTCAGCGGCCGATGTGACGGGCGGTTCGGCGGCGGTCGCCAGGGCGACGGGTTCCCGTTCCAGGTTCGCCTTCCACTCATCAAGGCCGAGCCGTAACCGGTTCGCCATTACGTCAACTGTTCCTGACAGAACAACGCCATCGTGACGTCGCGTTCGCCCCGGTTCGCCAGGCCGGTCACGTGAAAGACGACCCCGTCGACGAGTCTCACGACGCGCGACTGAATCGTGACGCCGGCAAAATAGTCCCCCACGACGATATGCGACGCGGCGGCCGTGATCGTCCCGGCCGTCTGCCGTTCCAGGTCGCGGACCGTCGCCGGCAGAATCTCGACGTCAAAATACGGGATCGCGGGATAAATCGGTTCCCATCCATGCGTATATCCGCCGTCGCCGTCCGGAACGGGGACGCCTGGGTTGTCGTATCGCACCCGATGCTGACGTTTACCGCGTCCCATGTCAGGCCAGCGCCGGATCGCGCGTTTGCTTCAACAGGGTTTCGATATGGCGCCAAGTCTTCGCATCGCTGTCGTCGTCCACGTCGCCGCGATCGCGCCACAGGAGCGCGAGCAGCTCGAGCGTCGCGGCCTGGACGACGGGCGGTGCCGTCGTGGCGTCCCAGGTCGGATCGGCGCGTGTGTCGACGTATTTGAAAATGGCGTCGGACGCGTGTTCTAACTTGGTTTGGACTTCGGCGTCGCGCGCCGGATCGGTCACATGCAAATGCAGCTTCGCGACGTCGAGCGCAACCAGGATCATGTCGTCGCCGCCTGATACTCGCGCGCGTCTTTGCCGCGTTTCACCATCAGCGACCAGTCGCCCGAATTGCCGGGCGCGTTTGTCGTCGTCGTTCGGCAATACCAGGCCGACCCGCCGGCGGTGACCAGGTCGCCCTCGTCGTAGGTTTTGCCACGGACATGCACGCCGCAATACCGCAGGCCGGCTGCGCCGTCTTTGCCGTCCAGGCCGTCTTTACCGGCCGGCCCTGCGGGTCCGGCCGGGCCGGGCGGGCCTGGTATGGGTTCGCGCGATTCCAGAGCGGCCAGGCGTTCGCCGGTCGCGGCCATGGCGTCGGCGAGTGTCGTCACATGTTTTGTGATCGTCGCCAGGCCGTCGTCGATCGACACGACGCGCGCCGACATGGGCGCGACCAGGCCGCGTATCGTCGTCGCCAGGGTTTCCGCTAAGACGTCAGGCCGCATATTGCAGATCCCCTAATGCCTTCGTTAAGGCGTCGGTAAAGGCCTTTTCGTCGGCTTCGTCGTCGTCGACGTCGGCCTGGCTCGAGCCAGGCGGTAACGCCGGCGCGCCCGGCGGCGCTTTCACAAACGGCTTGTCGGCGTCGCGTTCCGCTAACGCAGCCAGGCTGTAGTACTGCTGTTGGACCATGGGCGAATCGCCGCCGACGGTCGGGCCGACGCCGTAATACTTCCGGCGCGCTTCGTTCGGCGACAGGGCACCCGACCCGATCGAGTCGGCAGCCGCCTTCGTCCGTGTCGCCGTGACCATCCAGATCAAATCGTCGATGTCGAATTCTGTCCCGTAGGGCGTTTTTAGTTCCAGACCTTCGTCTAAGGACGTTTCGAAATTCGTCAACAGCGACTGGATGCACTGCGAGTGATATTTCTGCAGCAACGCTTCCAGGTCGTTCACGTTCGCGGCGTCGCCGCCCAAATCCAGCAGCGCCGGCGGGACGTGATGACACGCGCAAATCATTTGCGCCGTGTACTTCAACTGGTCGATCAGCTGCGCGTCGTTCGCGTTGACGGCCATGGGTTCGTATTTCAGGCCGTCGCCCAGGATCGCGACGTTCCCGACGTTCGCGCCGCTGAACTTCGTTTTCCAGTCGGCCTTCAATCGGTCCAGCGTTTCCTGCCGGATCGCGCCGGGCGCCGTCAGGACGCCGCCGGGATTGCTCCCGTTCCGAAAAAACAGCTCACTACTTTGCTGCATCGTCAGGCCGGCCGACGCCGCCAGGCCGCAGGCGTAGAGCGGTGGAACGCCGATCAACGGATGAAACAGCGTCACCATGGGATCGTGCATGATTTCGCGCGCCGGGACGACAACGGAGCCAGGCGAGTCGCCGTCAAAGACGCCCGTTAATTCGTCGCGGGTTAGGCCGTAATACACGGCGCCGTCGGGCGCGAGTAACGGCGTCACGCGCGACGGGTCCAGGACGTAGAGCGCCGACACGACACTGCGATCGTCGCGTTGCTTCAAGACGTACGCGTTACCGGCCTTGAGTTTTGACGTAATCCACTGTTCGACGAATTTATGAATCGTCTGGTAGCGGTTCGGTTTGCGCAGGACCGGCGAATACGCGGGGTTGGTCGTTTCCGTCCAGATCCCGTTATCGTCCTGCGCGACCAGGCGTAATCGGAGTTTCCCGATATCGGTGGCGATGAGGGTGACGCAGGCGTACACGGCGAAGTAGGACAACGCCGTCGACGCGGGGATTTCCTGATTCTCCTGCCAGGCGCCGGTATAGGGTTCTCGGATCGTCGGATGCCAGGTATCGCGCGCCGGCGAAACCGGCGGCCGTAACGTGGCCGCCGATTTCGCGCGCGTGATATCGATCCCGAAGATCCGCATGTCTCAGCCGATCGGATAGACGGCGCCGGTCAGGTAATACACGGCCGTCGGCGACGCCTTTTTCCAGTTGATAAACCGTTCGGCGCGTAACGCCGTCAGGTTGTCCTGAAACATCGACGTCCAGGTGGTCGTCGCCGGATCGGCCGGATTCACCGGCGTGTCCGTCATTTGCAAGGTTGCTTCCTTCGACACGTCGATCTGGACGCCGCCGTCGTCGGCATACAGGATGTATTCCGGCGCCAGACCGATTACTTTATCGCCGACGACGTTGGACGCGATGACCGTGACGCCGTTGGCGTTGCCGCCTTCGATCCCGATGCCAGGAAACAGCGACATGCCCAGTGGGCTTCGAAAGACACCCATGGCGTACGCGTTCGTGGACGACATGATCAACGTAATGCCTTTAATCGGGACGTTCTGGTTCGTGAAATACGTGATGATCAGCCCGAGATCCTTTGACGGGTCGTCGGTGGATGCAACGGTGGCGGCGCCATTGGTGACGGATGCCGGCGACGTTTGCGCGACTTCGGCGACGGAGGGATCGGTGAATTGCTGGTCCAGGAATTGCGCGATCCCGGCGACCATGTCGCGCCGGACGATATCTTCGGCCGACGGATTGGACGACTTGATCAGTTCGTCCGTCAGGACGATGATCCCGGCCGCCTTTGCCATGCCGAGCGACGCCGCGCCGAAGGTCAGCTTGCCGACGGGCTTACTTTTCGCCTGGCCGACCCACTTGTAGGTACCGCCGCCTGTCTGGATCGGGACCTGCGTATTGAAGGGTACCTTCGTCAATCCAGGAATCTTGCCCAGGATGGTCGCCGGCCGCGACAGCTCGATAAATTCGCCGGTGAGCTGGTTGATCTGGACCAACGCTTGCGCCCAGGCCGGGTCGAGTGTCGAACCGGGCGCGATCGCCGCCTTCAACAAAAGATCGACGTCGGGATCGTGGAATTCCCGTTTCGCGAATTCGATCGCTTTGTAACTGTCGCCCTGGCCGACGACCAACGCCTTGACCGAGCGAATAAACGCCTGGCCTTTGGGCGCGTTCGATTTGATCGACACGGACCCGAACGGCCGCGTACCGTTCCCGCCGTCGATCGCTTTCGCCGCTTTCGCGTTGTGCGCTTCCAGGGAGCGCAGGCGCGCCAGGTCGACGGCGAACGCCTTCACCTGCACGTCCAGGCCGTCGTATTCGTCGCCCTGTTCGGCGTCCAGTGTGGTTCCGGCGTCCTGCGCTTTTTGCATCAGGCCGGACATCGCCGCGACGGTCGCGGCGCGTTTGTTCTCGAGCGCGGTAATTTGTTCCGTGTACGTTTGCGTTCCCATTGGTCGCACCTGTTCGGGCAAACCCTGTCGCGGGTAAAGACGGCCTGACGCGGCCAAATGGGGCGCGTCGTACGACTTGATACTGTGTATCGTCGTTTCGACGTTCGCCGGAATCGAGACCAGAGATAATTCAAACACTTCCGTTTTCAGTAAGTGGTACCGGCCGCCTTTGATCAGTTTCACGCCGACGGCTAGTGGACGGAATCCGATCGACACGCCGGTAATCAGGCCTGCCTTGATCGAATCCCACGCTTCGTCGACGCGATCGCGCAAGGCGCCAGGCGTCGCGACCTTGACGAGTGTCGCGACAAATTCGATCCCGTGTTTCGTCGCCGTCAGGATCGCGTGGCCGATCGGTTTATGGCTGTCGTGATGCAGAAGTAACGGGATCGGATTGGTAAACGTGGCGCCGAGCGGTTCCAAGACGTCGCCATGGCGATCAGGTGTCGGCGTCGACGCGATCCCGGCGATCGTGCGTTGTTCGGCGTCGACGGCCTTTACTTGCAGAACGGCGTACGCCCGATCCAGCACGCCGCCGACGATAGCGCCCGATTCAGTCGCGCGTCTGCTTTACATATTTTTTGTCCGTGTCCTTCGCGATCGCCCGGCGGAATAATTCCGGTACCGACACGCGCGACCCTGCAGCCTGCTTATATAAGGCGTCGTAGCGTTTCGTTGGAATCGACACGCACACGCGGACCGACGGATCGGCCGGATCTAACGGCGGGCGGCCGTTCCGGTGCTTCATGGGCGCGCCTGGTATTTGCCGCAGGCTAACCACTTCGCGCGCCAGTCCGACGCTTCCGACCCGGTGACGCCGGCGAGTTCGCATTTCAGGAACGTCGTCGCGCCGGGCGTGTAGCGAATCAGATGGTGACACCCTTTACACGGTCGCCCGCCTTCATCCTGGCCGTATAGCGTGTGCATCTGTACCAAGCGCGCGGCGCCGTTCGCCACGCGCCTGTTTTTCGGCCGGTTGAGTTCCGGGTGACCGAATAGATCGGGACTACTCATGAAATGGTCCAGGTCCAGGTCCGGACAGAATCACCATTTGATACTCCGGCGGTTTCGGCCCGGCGTCGCGATACATCGCATCGAGCGCCATGACGAGCGCAACGACGCCGTCGATCCGTTCCGTCGACTTCGCTTTCGACGGTTGAATATTGCCGGCGTTGTCGGTATCGACCGCCGCGTTGCCGACGTTCCAGCGGAGCACCGGATGCCCGTCCTGTCGGAGCGTTTTCTCGAGGATCGCTTTCTCGAGCGCCTTGCTCGGCGCCGACAGCGACGCTTTTCCCTGGCGCATTTTCACGCACACAAACCCGTCGACGTGCTCAAGCCTCGAGACCAGGTCGGTCGCATTCCACGGATCGAACGCGACGATCCGGAGGTCATAGAGCTCGCGCCAGGTGTGCAAATGCGCGCGGACGGCCTCATAGTCGACCGTGGGGCCCGGTGTGGCCGTCAGCACACCGCGGCGCGCCCATTCGTCATACGGGACGCGATCGCGCGTGACGCGCATCGGGATCCGCTCCGCCGGCATGAAAAACGCCGGGAGCACGGTAAACCCGCCGCCGTCGTCATCCGGAAAGACGGCGACGGCCGCGGTCAGGTCGGTTGTCGTCGACAAGTCGAGGCCAACATAACAGCGCCGGCCGGCGAGCTCGGCCAGGTCGATCGGCACCTGACAGGCGTCCCAGGCCGCGAGCGAGAGCCAGCGCGTGTCCTGTTCTGTCCATTGGTTGAGGTACAGCCGGCGAAACATGTTCTCTTGCGCCGGGATTTCCTTCGCTCGCGCACATGCGACGCGGAGCTCCTCAAGCGAGCGGAAATCGCCCAGTGCCGGATTCGCCGCCCGCCAGACTTTCTCTGACGTCCAATCGGCGTCCGCCGGCGCCTCGTAAATGATCGGGAGAAACGTCTCATCGAGCGCGGGATTCTCTTTCACTTTCAACGCATGCTGATAGAGCTCCCAGAGGATCGAATGCCGATCGTAGCCGGCCGTCGAGATCGCGATCAGTAACGGTTGCGCCCTGGCGCCCATGCTCGAGGCGAGGACGTCAAAGAGATCTCGCGTCGCCGCGGCATGTAGTTCGTCGTAAATAACGCGCGAGGCGTTGAATCCGTGCTTGCTGTAGGCCTCCGCGGAGATCGCGCGGTAGATACTGCCGGTCCGTCGATGCACGATCCGCTTTTGCGAGTCGATGATTTCGCACGCCGCATAGAGCTCCGGATCGTTCCGGATCATTTGCGCCGCGACGTTGAAACAGAGCGCCGCCTGATCCTTATCGCTCGCCGCCGAATACACTTCCGCGCCGATTTCGTCGTCGAATAAGAGCCCGTCGATCGCGAGCGCTGCGCAGAGCTCCGTCTTGCCGTTCTTCCGCGGCATCATGAGCAGACACGTCCGGTACTGGCGCCCGCCGGTTTTCTTGTTGATCGAAAAGAGCGGCCGGATGATGTCCTTTTCCTGCCACGGTCGGAGGTTGAACGGTTGCCCAGCGAACGGCCCTTTGGTATGCGTGAGCTGATTGATCAGCCGGACTTTGCGCGACGGAACCGTTTCGCGCCGGCCAGCCATCAGTCGGCCTCGTTGACGGAGATCTTGGCGGCGTCGAAGACTTCGCGCGCGGCGTGCTCGAGCGTCGCGCGATTCTCCGGCGTATCCGGCCAGCCGTTCGCCTCGAGCATTTCCGAGATAAACAAATGAATCCCGCCGGCGTTGTCGTCATAGACGCCCGGAGCGAGACGATGCCAGGCTTTCCGATCGGTCGGCGTCATTGCGCACATTCCTTCGCGCGTGCAGCGCGTGCGTCGGCTTTTTTCCAAAGGTGCAGAATGCGGCGGCGTTCTGTCCGGTTGAGTGCGACGGCTCGACGTAGCACAGCCACGACGACGGCGCGTGACACGGTGAATGTTGGAAAGTGATCTTCGGGCGACGGCTCGAGTTCACCGATCGGCTTGACCTGATAGAGATCGCCGCGGCTTCTCGCGGCGTACCACATAGCGTATTCGAGGCTCGTCGTGACATAGACGGCCTGGCGCGCGCTCGGAGGATCAACCGGCGCCCAGTCCGGCGCGTCTCTCAATATGTTCAGGACTGGTTCTGCTTTCGGACCAAACTGTTGCAGCCAGCGCCGGTACTCGCCAACGGTAAGCGTGCGGCCCTCACGCCTGGCGACGCATACGGGACACCCGTCCTCCACGTGAGGCGGCGCCGGTACGACCGCATCGCCGATCGCAAGCCCGGCTTTTCCGCCGTGGTAGAACGTCATCCTAGACATGCGTAATCAACAGCGAAAACATCCAGAGCGCCAGGCCGGCGCCGATGAGGTTGATCCGCGACGGAATCCCGATCGCCGCGAACGTAAAACAGAAAAACGCAAAGAGCTGCACGATCGCGACGATGGTCAGTGTCATAACATGCCTCCCCATTTGCTGACGGGCGTCGACGAGCTCGAGGCCGGCGCGCGCGCGGCCGGGAGGCGCGCGACTTTCGCGCGGCCCGACGGCGTCAACCCGAGCTCGCCCCACAGCCGATGACAATGACCGAGCGCGCGATCGGCGACGTCGACATACGGCGACACGCGCGCGACGCCGTCCCGGACTTTCACGACGCCGTGTTTCCGGAGTTTCCCGCGCGCTGCGAGATACGAGCTCCACTCCATGCACAGCGAGACGAGCGCCGATCGCTCGGCCTCACTGACGAGCCCGCACAATCGGAGAATCGGTGCGACCCGCCGCCACTCGGCGCGCGCGCGCGTGTCGCCGGCGAGCTCTGCCGGCGGACGATCGAAGGACGCATCGGCCGCCGCCGGCGCCGGCTCGCGCTCCGGCTCGAGCTTCCGCTTTCCCGGATTGCCGCGTAGCAGTTTCAACGCGGTCGGTACCTTGCGCCGTCCGCTATTGGAATTCCCCGGCATCGGATCGACAACCCCGTTTCACCCAGTGCGCACTTGTGCGCAATCCGCATGTCACCGTCGCTTTGACGGAAT